GTGAGGTTTTATGAATATCTTACTTGGAATAATTTATGGGATGGTAGGGACGCTAATCATTCATTTTCTAAGCTATGCGGTTCACTTTGTCATTCTAAGATTAAGAAAGATTAAAGAGAAAAAAGCTTATTTAATTAAATTTAGCTGCCCTTGTGGTGGGTTTTTTGAACCAACAGGTAAAGTATATCTTACTTATCCAACTCAAAAGCAGCGGAAGTGCACAAAATGTGGAAACTGTAAGGGGTTTTTCTAAATGAAGCTTACAGCAAAACTTAAAAAAGCAATCATGGCCCATGCGGATGAATGCTATCCACACGAGTGCTGTGGGGTGATTATTGATAAGCAATATATTCCTTGTCGCAATATTTCTAAAAACTCTGATCAATTCGAAATCCATCCAGAAGATTTAGCTATAGCAGAAGACCAGGGCGAGATATTAGCGTATGTGCATTCACACCCTGACGGAACTACAAGAGCCTCAGAACTAGACTTAATTCAAATTGAATTACATCAAAAGCCGTGGGTAATTTGTTCGTATCCGGATCTTGATTTTCAAGTCTACGAGCCTTGCGGTTATCGCGCCCCCTTAGTGGGGCGTAATTATTTTCATGGCTGGCAAGATTGCTATGCGCTTGTACGTGATTTTTATAGTCGTGAATTAGGTATAGAGCTTATGGATTTTAAGCGGGATGATGCATGGTGGGAAGATAAAGACCATCCATCACTTTACCTTGAAAATTACGAAAAAGCAGGTTTCTTTGAAGTTGGTAAACCAGAATATGGCGATATGTTGGTTTGTCGGGTTGGACGTACAGAACATCCAAATCATGCGGTTGTTTGGCTGGGTGATAATGGACAGTTTAAATCGGAGCAAACTGAGCAATGCATAGGTTCAAGCTTAATTCTGCATCATCCGTATAACAGAAAGTCAGTACGCGAAATTTATGGCCAACAGTGGAAAGATCGCACGGTAAAAATCTTGAGGCATAGAGATGTTAAAAACAATTAAGTTGTACGGCATCTTGGGCCAAAAGTTTGGTCGTGAATTTAAGCTCGATGTCGCAAATACGCGTGAAGCCATGCGTGCTTTATCAGTTCAAATCGCTGGCTTTGAACACTTCATGACACATGCCCATGAGCAAGGGTTGGCTTTTGCAATTTTTCTTAAAGGTAAAGGCTCAAGTAATAAGCGTGGCAAGAAACGTCCAGCAATTTACGATCATGAAACAAAGCGCTTAATCACTGGTGACAATATTGGTGAAGAGCAGCTAGACATGAATACTGATACAGACACTATTCATATCGTCCCGCGTGTAATGGGGGCTGGTGGTAATAATGGAGTCTTACAATTAGTTCTTGGAGTAGTTCTGATTGTTGCAGGTGTGATGACTGGCGGTACGTCTTCAGCTTACGGTGTTGCATTGATTGGCGCTGGCGCAGGTATGGCTGTGGGTGGGGTTGCTTCTATGCTCATGCCGAAAGCCCAAACTACTCAAAATCAAAATCAAGACGGGAACCGAGCAAACTTTGGTTTTGGTAGTGCGGTTACAACAGCCGCTCAAGGTTATCCAGTACCGATTCTCTATGGTAGACGTGAAGTCGGCGGCTTCGTTTTAAGTGCTGGTCAATATCCAGAAGATCAGATGTAATTTTTAAGTTAGTTATAGGCGCTTTTTGGCGCCTTTTTTATTGCGTGGGATTTGATATGACAGCGATGGTAAAAGGCGCAAAAAAGGGAAACCAGCAACCAAGACAACCAGTAGTTGCACCAGACTCCGCACAATCTAAAACTTATATAAAAGAGTTGATTGGTCTAGCGGAGGGTGAGGTCGAAGGATTAGCAAACGGCTATCAATCAATTTTGCTTGAAGATACTCCGTTGCAAGATGAAAACGGCAACAAGAACTTTGAAAACGTTACTGTTAATTTTAGATCCGGAACAAACGATCAAGAATACATTGAAGGCTTCCCGGCAGTTGAAAATGAAATCCCGATTGACGTAGAGCTTAAATCATCTACACCATGGGTGCGCTCTTTTAACAACCTAGATCTTGATGCAGTACGTTTACGTTTACGTTGGGGTCCACTACGCAACCAAGACCCAACAACGGGTGATGTTACTGGCTATACCATTGAATACGCGGTGGACTTGCAAACTGATGGCGGAGCATGGTCAGAAGTATTAAGAGCAAAAATTTCAGATAAAACATCTGATAATTATGAGCGTCCACATCGTATTGACTTACCCAAAGCCGATTCAGGCTGGCTCGTTCGTGTTCGCCGAATTACTCCCAACTCAACATCCGAATATATCAGCGACAAAATGTATGTTAAGGCTGTCACTGAAGTTATAGACGCTAAATTACGCTATCCAAATACAGCATTAGTTTCACTGCAATACGATGCTGAAACATTCGGTGGATCAGTCGCAAAATTAGCGGTTGATTTGAAGGGTGTAAAAATCAAAGTCCCAACGAACTACAACCCTGAAACCCGCGAATATGTTGGCATGTGGGATGGTACTTTTAAACGCGCATATTCAAACAACCCAGCTTGGATTTACTATGATCTTTGCACATCTAAGCGGTATGGAATTGGTGAGCGAATTACAGATGGAATGCTTGATAAATGGTCTTTATACCGTTTAGCCCAATACTGTGATGAGTTGGTACCAGACGGGTTGGGCGGTCAAGAACCACGTTTCACATGTAACATTTATCTTCAGAGCGCTGAAGATGCTTATAGCATTCTTACAAAATTAGCTGGTGTTTTTCGAGCTATTACTTATTGGGATGGGGATAGCATTGTTTGTGATGCTGATATTCCACAAGATACCTATTTCACTTATACGCGTGCCAATATTATCGGGGAGCCGGATCATAATGGTACACGCGCCCGTGATAGACATAATGCAGTAAAAGTAGCTTGGGATAACCCAGCCAATCACTATAAGACTGAATATGAATTTGTGCGTGATGAAAAAGCTATTTCTGAAATGAAACAGGTGCGCTTACTCGAGCTTGATGCTTGGGGCTGTACATCGCGTGGGCAAGCACAACGAGCAGGCCTGTGGGCTTTAAAGTCTGAACAACTTGAAACACGTACTGTGACTTTTAAAGTTGGATTAGACGGCCATATTCCTTTGCCAGGTAAAGTGATTGAATTTGCGGATCCTATTTTTGCTGGTCGAGCAAATGGTGGTCGCATTTCTGCAATTTCAGCAGATCGTAAAAGCATTACTCTTGATCGTGATGACGTTGTTGCAATAGCTGGGGACCGTCTAGTAATTAATGGAGAAAACGGGAAAGCTCAAACTCGTATTGTCCAAGCAATTACAGGCCGCGTCATAACTGTTTCTGTAGCTTTTGATGAAATTGCACCTCAAAACGTATGGGTTATTGATGCTCAAGATTTGGCAACGCTTAAATTTAGGGTTTTGTCAGTAGTTCAAAGTGATTCACATCAATTTACTATTACAGCGCTTGAGTACAATCCGAAAAAGTTTGATGCAATTGATCATGGCGCTCATTATATCGATGTGCCAATTTCAATTGTTAATCCCAATATTCAAGAACCAGTTTCAAATATTGTTATTACAAGCGAAGATCGGGTGGATCAAGGTATTAATGTTGCCACCATGGTTGTGTCTTGGACGCAAGCAAAAGGTGCGGTTAAGTATCTGGTTGAATGGCGGAAAGATGATGGTAGTTGGATTAAGTTACCAATTACTGGCAACAACTCAGTCGAAGTACCAGGTATTTATGCTGGCAACTATCAAGCAAAAGTTACAGCGGTTAATGCTTCGGATATTTCCTCTTTACCAACTTATTCAGTTGTCACTAAGCTTAATGGCAAGCAAGGTTTGCCACCAGCTTTAGCATTCATCCAAGCAACAGGTATTTTGTTTGGTATGCGCCTAAATTGGGGTTTTCCTGCAACTGGCGCACTTGATACGGCTTATACCGAGATTCAAGTTTCACCGGATGGTACCAGCAACATTGCTCAATTGGGTTTATTTGCTTATCCAACGACAACACATACTTTGCAAGGTTTACAACCTAACTTAACTCAATTCTATCGTGGCCGTTTGATTGATAGAATCGGAAATATTGGGCCATGGTCGGACTGGACTCATGCGACAACTTCAGCCGATGCAACAGATGTTCTTGAGCTCTTGAATGATCAAATCAGTGAGTCTCAGCTCAACCAGGATCTTAAAACCAGGATTGATCATATTGAGACTATTGACGCTGAAATTGGTCCAATTAAGCAAGATATTCAAAATACGAAAGATCGGATTGCACAAGAAGTCATTGATCGACAAAACGCTATTCACCAGGCATCGGATGGCCTTTCACAGCAAATTATTGATGGTGATGAAAGTGTTCTTGAAGTTGTAAATACCGTTAAACAGTCAAGTGACGAGGGAATTGCAGCTGCTCAAGAAAGTATTCGGGTTGTTGCTAATGATCTTTCGCTTGTTGCTGAAAAAACAGATGGTGTGTATGCACAACTGAATCCTGCATTGATTGGCTCTGAATCAGATCTAATTGGTAACGATCAAGGTTTTGCTGGCACATGGTCTATCCAATCGGCAATGATCGAAGGAGACTTGGCACTAAGCAAACGTATTGATACAACGGCAGTTGAGTTAAATAACTTACAGGCTTATGCACAGCAAGAAGTTCAAGCGCGAATTGAAGGCGATAAAGTAACAGTTCAAAAGATTGATACTTATATTGCAAGCAATGATAGCGCTCTTGCGACTGTACGCCAGTCGGCACAGGTAGCAGTTGAGCAGGCATCGGCAAATGCCGAAGCGATTGATTCCATTAATCTTGAGCTTGACGATAAAGCTTCAACTGGTGCACTTGAGCAAGTTAAGTCTGATATTAAGAATGTAGATGACAAAGTTATTGCCCAAACTACAAGGATTGATGGAGTTTACGCGCAAATCAATCCTCCGTTGATCGGGTCAGAATCTGACTTAATCGGAAATGAAGGAGGTTATGCAGGCGTATGGACCGAGCAATCTGCTCGTATCGAAGGTGATTTGGCTCAAGCTAAACTTACTGAACAGCTTTCTGCTCAGATGAATGAGAACAATGCCGTATTCAAGCGCCAGCTCGAGGCAAATTCAAGTGCTATTTCTTCAACGATAAAAGTAACGGAAACGTTGCAAACTAAAGTCGGTAAGAATAGTTCGTCTATTCAAAATGTCAGTGAAAGTGTAGATGGCATCTATGCTCAGCAGTTTATCAAGTTCGATGTAAATGGTCATGTTTCAGGCCATGGATCAATGAATGATGGAACTACTTCAACTTTCATTTTTAACTATGACCGTATTCAATTTGGTACTCCAGTGGGTATAGATGGTATTGAGCCAAAACCCTTAATGACATTGCAAAATAAGCCTGTGACTTTGCCAAACGGTACTGTTATTCCGCGTGGTTTGTATGTCGATAATGGTAGTTTTGGATATATCAATGCCAATCGAATCTGGGCTGAAAACTTAAGCGTTATTAGTGCAGACTTGGGGACAATTAAAGTCAAAACTGCGAATATTGAAGATGGCGCAATTGATACTTTAAAAATTAAAGATGAAGCTGTAACAGTTCCAATAGGTGTAAAAGCAATTGATGTAAAGACTATCACTACTTTTGCAGGTGGAGTTACAAGTGGACAGCCTAATAATGATTTTAACAACCACCTATCAGCGTGGGAAAATCATATAGGTACACTTTTACAAGTAACGTTAAATAGAAGTGGTGGAAAAGTTAGAATTGATGCTTCAGTAAATATTTGCACACCTACTTTTGGCGCTTTTAGTGTAAGTGACGGACGAGGTAATCCAATTGCAGCAAATGACAGGGCCATGGCTTCTTTTTATATTTCTATATATCGGAATGGAAATTTAATTGGACGGGGTTCATTAGGTGCAAATCTTGAAACTGGTACTATTAATGTCAATTTCAACGGGACTGCGGTTATCGTTTCAGCTATTGATGATAACAGTACTATTGGCAATGTTACCTACACACTTAAAGCAGGATTTGCTCGACAGGAGGGCGTTAATATTCCATTAAATGTGGAATCAAGAAGCAACTTTATGATTACTTCGAGAACGTTAAGTGTTATTGAAATGAAAAAGTAACAGCACCCAACCGGGTGCTTTTTTATTGCCTAAACGAAAGGGGGAAGGCATGACTGAAAATGAATCATACGGGTTGAGATTTGAAAAGAAAATTGACTCAATTCAGAGTGATATTCGCATGTTGTCAGATCATGTTACTCGACTGACTTTTATTAATGAAGCACACAAAGAGACAAGCGAGCAGAACAAAAAAGATATCGATACATTGGATATCAAAGTCGCCAATTTAGAAAACCGCACAGCAGCGCAAGATGGTGGAATTTCTG